TCCTCCTGGAACGGGCAAGACCCATAACCTATTGAATCTTGTTGAGCAGGAACTGGCGCGTGGCACATCCCCCGACCGTATTGCTTTTTTAGCTTTTACAAAGAAAGCGGCACATGAAGCGAGGGACCGGGCAATGAAGAAGTTTAATTTGGAAGAGCAACACTTACCATATTTCAGAACATTACACTCCTTTGCATTCCATGAACTGGGACTGACTAAAGCAGAAGTGATGTCAAGAGATAATTATAAAGAATTTGCGCAGGCATTCGGGATGGATTTAGGATCTGTTACTGATGGAGTTGACTCCGGTGGAGTATTTACCACAGATAACATATTGATAAATGAGGTTAATCTATCGAGAATGAAATGTATGGATTTGGAACATCATTATAATCATTCTAATCTACAAGACATTTCTTGGCATGCCTTATTAAGAGCACAAAGATCTATGGAAGAATTTAAGAAGAAAAAAGAACTATTTGATTTTACGGACATGATTGAACTATATCTAGAGTCTGGAATAGTTCCTAGACTAGATGTAGTGTTTGTGGACGAAGCACAGGATCTATGTAAATTACAATGGCGTATGATTAACAAGATTACACAGGACCCTGTCAAGAAGATTTATGTGAGTGGTGATGATGATCAAGCTATTTATACATGGGCTGGTGCTGACGTACATCATTTTATTAATCTTAAGGGAGAAACAGAAGTTTTAAAACAATCCTATAGATGTTCCAAGGTTATTCAGAATTTATCTCATAGAATAATTAATAGAGTTAATTATAGAAGAGAAAAACAATGGGAAGGAACAGAAAAAAATGGATTAGTTAAGTATCACACCTTTCCTGAGGGGGTTAATTTAAAAGAACCTGGTAGTTGGCTTATACTAGGTCGTACCAATTATTTATTAGACGAAATTGAAAGAGATGTTCGTTTACAAGGACTGCTTTACAAAAGAAATAATAATCTACCCATATCACAAAAATTATTAAATGCCGCAGATGCTTGGAAACAATTAAACAGTGGAGGATATGTAGAATTATCTGATGTTAAAAACATTTATTCTTACATATCATCCCAAATTGGAATTGAGAGAGGACACAAACATCTTAGGACCGCTAATAAAGAAAAATATGAGCTTGAAGATTTAGTAATGCATCATGGCTTACTTGTAGGAGGAAGACCGTGGGACGTGGCTTTTGACAAGGTGGGAAATCGTGATAAAGAATTTCTACGTGCCATAGAAGTAAGAGGCCATAACTTAGATAAAGACCCTAGGATTAATTTAAGTACTATTCATGGAGCAAAAGGTGGAGAAGCAGATAATGTTATTCTTTTAACTGATCTGTCCAGGAAAGCTCAAGAAGCGATGGAAAAGAATTCTGATGATGAATGCCGTGTATTTTATGTAGGCGCTACACGTGCTCGTAACCAACTACATATAATACAACCACAAAGAGACGGAGGATTTATAATATGAAAAAAGAAGAAATACTAATGAAGGCCGCTGATTTAGTCAGCAACAGCAGACAGGAGTCACACGGTGATACATTCAAGAACCATGAGCAGATCGCTGACTACTGGAATACATATCTTGATAACAAACTTAAGCCAATGGCTTCAATAACACCTGATGAAGTGGCTATGATGCTTGGACTACTTAAAGTGTCCAGATCCCAAGTTGGTAAACACAACATTGATGATTATGTTGACGGAGCTGCGTATATGGCAATAGCAGGAGAACTCAAACTTGAACGTGGTGAGATCATGGGGGAAGTCACTAGACAACATGTCATGAAACTTAACAAGGAGAATAAATAATGAGGGATACCTTTAAGGAAATTAATTCAAATTGGGTGGCACCCACAGAATTTCCTTCCATGAAAGGAAGGAAGGTTGTGGCGATTGATTTAGAAACATGTGATCCAGGACTTATTAAAGATGGACCAGGTTGGCCACGAAAGATAGGATCAGTCATAGGCATCTCAATATCAAGTGGTGATTTTACAGCCTATTATCCAATTGCACACGAAGGTGGTGGAAATATGGATAGAGGGGCTGTTATAAAATACATCAGAGACATATGTGAAGATGATTCAATAGAAAAAGTTTTTCATAATGCTCAATATGATATTGGATGGTTAAGTGTAATAGAAATTGAAGTTAAAGGCCGCATCCATGATACAATGGTGGCGATGGCTTTAATTGATGAGAATAGATTTTCTTATACATTAAATAGTATCTCCTTTGATTATCTGGGGGAATATAAAAATGAATCTAAACTTAAAGAAGCAGCTTTGGCATTTGGAGTGGACCCTAAATCAGAAATGTATAAATTACCGTCCACATTTGTGGGGGAGTATGCTGAGGAAGACGCAAGGCTGACCCTTAAGTTGCATGAGAAATTATCATGGGAGATCAAGAAGGATAATCTTGAGACTATTTATGATATTGAATGCAGATTAATTAATGTTATTTTTAACATGACTAAAAAAGGTGTTAGATTTGATCTCGATAAGTGCCTAACCTTAAATGATAAATTCAGGAATAAAGAGAAAAAAATTTTAAAAAGAGTAAAAGATTTGACAAATCAGAACGTGGAGATATGGGCAGCAGCTTCAATAGCAAAAGCTTTTGATTCTTTAAACTTACCATATGAAAGAACCGAAAAGACGAATGCACCTTCTTTTACAAAGATGTTCTTAATGGATCATCCACATGAGTTGCCTCGTCTTATCATGCAGGCGAGGGAATTGAACAAATTACGTGGAACTTTCTTACAGGGCCTGGTAAATCACAACACAAGTGGTAGAATACATGCACATATTAACCAAATACGCTCTGACAGTGGGGGTACTGTCACTGGTCGTTTCAGTTATAGTCACCCAAATTTACAACAGATCCCAAACCGAGGACAATTTGCCGGTAGCATTAGGAAACTTTTCATTCCGGAGATGGGAGAATATTGGCTTAAAGCGGACTACTCCCAGCAAGAGCCTAGGTTATTAACACATTGGGCATGTCTCGTCGGCCAGATGGGCGCTGAAGAAGTAAAGGAAGCTTATAAGAAGAGTGACCTCGATTTTCATCAACAAACAGCCGAGATGGCAGGAGTTGAAAGAAGATTAGCTAAGACCATTGGACTTGGTGTGATGTATGGCATGGGGTATAACAAATTAGCCCGTGAATTAGATATAGAGCCACCTGAAGCAAAGAAAATGCTGGCTGATTTCCGAAAACGTGTACCATTCATGCAGGGAATGCTGGAAGCCGTTATGAATCGTGCTAATTCCAAAGGAATAGTTCGTACATTACTAGGAAGAAAATGTAGATTTGATTTATGGGAACCAACGCAGTGGGGAGTACATAAAGCGTTACCTTTAAATCAAGCTAAAGTGGAGTATGGAGATGCAATCAAGCGTGCTGGAACATATAAAGCTTTAAACAGATTGATTCAAGGATCAGCCGCAGATCAAACAAAGAAAGCCATGGTAGACATATATTAAGAATTAGGAATTGTTCCTTTAATTCAAGTACATGATGAACTTGACTGTTCAGTTAAAAGTGAAATTGAAGCGAGGAAGATAAAGAACATTATGGAAACATGTGTTGAATTGGAGGTTCCTTCCAAGGTGGATACAGATCTGGGTGAAAGTTGGGGGGGATAATGAATTGGATATGTAGTGTGTTGCTAATATGTTCCTCATTTAATCCTGCAATGGATTATACAAACAATGATGAATTCATAGAGGATGTTAGAAGTTGTGTATTACATCTTAATTCTATGTATCCAGAGAATGAGAGAGTTCCTGTAGATTTAGTTATAGCTCAAGCCACTCATGAATCTGAATGGGGTCGCTCCAGGTTTGCCGTTGAAGGCAACAATCTTATGGGGATTCGCACGTTTGACCCGACAGATGACCAAATGAAGCCCATTAATAAATCTGATGTGAGCTGGGGGCTTAGGATCTTTGAGACCAAGTGTGAATCCATATCCTACTATATCGAATTACTGAATAATAACCATCATTATGAGGACTTCAGAGAAGAGAGAAAGAAGCAGTATGTCAATGACATAGTGGACCTGGAAAAGTTGGCTATGACACTTGCAATTTACGCCGAAGACGTATATTATACTAAAAAAATAATCCGAACATTGAGAGAGCTAAATGACAACTAATGGTAAAGGAAAACCCGGGTATAAAGAACAAGGAAAGAAACGTGCAGCAGCTAACAAGCCTATTGGGGGAGTTAAACCCGGTTTTGCCATTAACCCAGAGCAGATGGAATATGAAAGAAGAAAACTTTTGGAAGAAATGTCTACAAAACTTAAGCCTAATCGCAAGCAGCTTAATACGATGGCTGCTGTGGCGGCTACGAAGGAGCCGGAGTATTTTGATGAGGAAGGAAAGAAAAGAGAGCCAACCATGCGGGTATTATCACTCGGGGCAGGGGTTCAGTCATCCTGTCTGGCGCTCATGGCCCA